AATCTACGAATAAGATTTCGTATATTTTAAAAGCAATTTCGTAGATTTAAAAGCATTTCGTAGATTTCGTAGATTTAAAAATTTTTTAAAAAAAAAAAAAACTTGCCGATTACCGACTTGACCCTTCGTAAATTTTATATGAAAATTTCGTAGATTTTTTCGTTAATTTATACATCATCAATAAATCCATATTCACAATCATCATCAATTTCTTCTAATTCTTCTAAATCATCATATTTTTTCATAGCACTTTCAAACCTTTCTTTATTAATTTTATAAATATAACAATGTTTATCTGTATCTTTACATTTTTTAATTCCATTTTTATCATCATCAATTATTTTTGTTTCAAAGTTTTCTAAATTAAATACTTCATATTTGTATTTGAGACACCAATCTTTATATTTATCATATAAATACGTAGTTTTGATTTTAGCATAAGTTTCTCCTTTGTATTTAATATATTCAAGACCATCTTTGATACTTAATAAATATTTAATTGGATTAGGAAGATTAACTCTTTGAAGTTTTTTATATAGAGATGTTTTAGGTCTAGTTTTTTGGAAATCAAAGTTTTCGGGACAATTAATTTCATCAATTAAATAATGATATAAAGCACTTAATACTACATCATCTTTTAAATCATTAACTAATGGGATGAAATAATCTTCATCACCCACATATTCATTATTACAATTAAAGAATACAAAGCGTCTATCATTTGGACTAATATTAAGAATATTCCAATTATTAGTATCTCCAATAAAATTATTATAATTTCGTAATGAAATAGCATCAATACCTTTCTTTTCAATATTAATTCTATCTTCTGTAATCAAATCTTTAATATTATCCATACAATTTCTTAATCCATGTGTTCCTTCATTAATAATGGTGAAAATTCTATTTTGAAGAAGAGAATTGAAATTACCAAAGAATTGTTTTTCAGGAGATGATGTAGCAATAGAATAATCATCACCAATTAAACCATAAGCAATAGCATTTAATAATAAATTTTTTCCACATCCTTCCATACCTCTAATCATAATCATCACATTAGTTTTTATTCCTTTTAAAATTCCAGATAAATAATTAAGAAACCATTTATAAGCATATTCATCATTATTACAAATGACTATTTTAATATGATTAAGAATTCGTTGAATTCGCACATAATCTTTATTAATAGGAAGATGTTGAACTCTTAATCCCTGAAACATATTGAAATACTTTTTTTCTAATTTTTCATCTAATTTAAAAGGTTGAAAAATACATCTATCAACTTTTCTTTTATTTGGATCATCCCACCAATCACTATGAATACGGTCTGTTATATTTACTTTTATTTTTTTTAATTCTCCTTTTTTATCTTTTTTATATTTAATATAAATAAATCTATTATCATCACTATATTTATGAGTTATTTGAGAACTTTTTTTGATATAAAATACTTCTGGTTTATGAATATCTCTATCATTATTTAATTCAATATATAATATATCATCATTAATTTTAATAATATTTTTTTCAAATTCTGCTTTAATTCTTTCATAAGTTCTATTAAAATTATCATCATAATATTCTGGAGCATCTTCTTTTAAACAAGTATGAATTAAATAAGTATATCCATATTGATTTTTCTCCAATTCCATTTGTGTTTTATAATTATCATCAATCCATTTATCTACTTCATTTTCATTATATTTATTTAATGATAATTGACTAAATTGATGAATTAATTCTTCACATTTTCTTCTCGGTATTTTTGATTTTTTACAAGCACCAATAATAGCAAATAATACAAGCAACCAAGTTGGATAATCATCTGCTCTTTTTATATTTAATTTATTAATAATATCTTTAATAAAATCATAAGTCTTATCATTAAATTTATTATCATCTTCATTAAGAATTTTATCATATTTCATAATAAGTTTATCAACATCAGTTAATTCTTTCTTTGGTTCTGTTTTGACCCTTAAATCCAAATCTTCATAATCTTCTTCAATATATGAAGCACAATTATCAAATATGCTTCCTTTAATTAATTTTAATTGAGGAACTTTTTTAAAAGCTTTCATATTAGTTAATGGAAGAAGCATTTGTCTATGTTTAGAATAAACACCTTTATCAAGAATACCTTCATATTTATCAAATAGTTCTTTAAAAACAATTGGAATATTAGAGAAAGTAATTCTTGCTTTGATATAAAATCTTCTGGAATGTTTAATGACACCATTTTCTTCTCTTGCTTTTCTTCCCATAGAATAAATAGGAACATCAATAATTTTCTTTAAATCCTCCTCAAATTCATCAAACTTCTTATAATCAAATTCTCCTTTTGGATCAAGGTCAAAATAAGGTTTTACTTTAAATTCAGTTAATCCAACAAGTTCTTTAAATAATCCTTTTCTCAATTCCTTATAAATTTGATAATCTTCTTTATTCTTAATAAAAGTCCTTTCTATATTATGTGGATCACTTATAAGCACTCTTTTAAACATAACTTAACATAACATAAGATAATAATTTTAAATCATTTTTTTTGCGTTAAAAGAAAAAAAATAGAATTATACAAAAATAATTTGTTTAAGAGCATTTTGTTTTTTATGATAATTCTCTAAATTATTTCTATTTTTCTTTTCTCTGTATTCAGGGTCAGTATTATATTTATTTTTTAAATAATTAGCAGTATATTTCTTTTCTTTTTCATAAAGTTCCGTATTATCTTTACGATATTTTTTCATATAATCTCTCATATATTCTCTCATATATGCTTTTTTAACTTCTTTATCATTCCAATCTCGTTTAACATCATCTTTATTATTAGACATTTACTTTAACATATATAAATATATAAAAATCTTTAAATAAATTTCTTCTTAAAAAAAATGATTTTGTATTTGAGAAGAAATTAAATATATAAATATGCTTATGAATATAGACTTTGCTAATACTAATCATATAAATTATATTATGAAGTTAGCAAAAAGAAATAATTATTATCAATTAGAATTACTTTGTTCTATTAAAGAATTTTATGAAACTAAGGATAAATTTAAAGATACAGATTTCAAAGGATTATTTTATATTGATAATAAAAAAGTAGTAGGATTTATTATATATCAATTTATTTATAAGGTATATATTAAAGTAGATTTTATGTTAATTGATAAAGATTTTCAAAATAAAGGTTATGGAAAACAATTAATAAATAAAATAATTGATATTAAACCATCATTTATAGTCGTTGAATGTGAAGAAAATACAAAAAATTATTATATAAATAAATGTGATTTCTTTGAAATAACTAAAAAAAATTTTAAAGATCTCCATACTATAAGTGAAAATGAAATTTTATGTCATATAGATTTTATAAAACGAATTAATAATAACTATAATAAATTCTATTATGTTTATAAATCATTTTAAAAAAATGATTTTGTATTTAAATAAAAATAAATATATATAAATATGTTTGATTTAACTTTTCACGAATTGATAAGAAAAGAATTAAATAAAATTAAAGATAATCAAGATTTAATAGATAAAGCTTTAAGAGTTGGTGTAAGAACACCATATAAAAAAATAAAAGATTTAGAATATGAAGTTGAAACTCAAAAAATAGTAAAAAATATGTATTTACAAACATTGTTTCTTAATTATATGGATGAATTTGTAAATTATTTTAAAATACATATACCAACATATAAAAAAGTTCGTTCATAAAATTATTTATCAAATCTATATTTAATATTAAAATATCTTTTATAATAATGAAATACATATCCATATAATTCATCATAATCTATTAATGTTTCATAAATACTAACAATAGTATGTGTGTATAATTCTTTTTCACGAAATTCTTTTAATGTTTCATTTTTATTAATTGCTTCTTTATGAAAATTACTAATTTCTTCAAAATCATCTAAACAATTACGAATTCTTTTATGAAACTCCAAATCAAACATTCTTTAAAATCTTTTTTAAAAACAAAAATCATTTTTTTATTTGTTTATTAATATTAATATTAACAATGTTTGATGAATATAAGGAAAGAACTGGAAAAATAAATACGAGAATAATAAATGAGAAAACTCAAAAGATTTATAAAACATTTATATCAAATTTATACAAGAAATATCAAAAGAAAGAATTAAATAAAAATAATCCAATATTTAAATTATTATCAAATGAAGAAATTGATGAAAATGAAGAAAAAGAAATAGAAGAAACATTTAAATTTTTAATAGATGATTTTGATAATATTTTAAAAACAAATACTAATGGAACTATAAAATACATTTGTCATATATTTTCAAGAACAAAGATGAATTTATTGATGTGTAAGTATCTTCCATATGTAATATTTTATAATAGAAATTATCAAGAGAAACGAGCAGAAATTAAAAAAGAGATATTAATAGATTTTGATAATAAAGAAGAAATATTAATGAAATTAAGAGATGCGAAAGATTTAGAATATGAAGAATTAATATTATCAATGCTTTTATTATTCAATCCTCCAAAACGCCTTCAAGAATATCAATTTTGTAAGATATTAAATAGACAACCTACAAATGAAGATGATAAGAATTATAATTATTTGTATGAAGATACAATTTATATAAATAGATGTAAGAATGATAAGAGAACAAAACAAGAAATAGAAAAAAATAATTTTAAAAATATAAATAAATTAAATATGGAAATTATAAATGAATTTTTAAATAAAGATTATGAATATTTATTGGGAAGATATATACCAGATAATAAAATTTCAATAATTATGAAAAAAGCTTTTTATAAAATTTTTGGATTTGAATTAGGAATTCACGAATTAAGAAGAATGTTTTTAACTTATGAAGATGAGAAAGGAATGAATAGAACTAGACGTGAATATTTATCAAAATTTATGAACCATAATTTAGAGGAGCAGAATAGATATATCTATAAAGATAATTAAAATTAAAATAAAAAATTATAATAAGAATGAGTTGTTGTTGTTTTCAAGATATAATTGGAGTTAGTTTAGAAGAAACTCAATTATTAACATCAAATCAATTATATAATGAAATTTTATTTAATTCAAATATTAATTCAAATTTCACAATATATTCATCAAATGCTTTATCAAATTTCATTCAACCACAATTAGACGAAAGAAGTAATCTTATTTATAGAGATAATGATTTAAATACAATTGTAAAATTAACATCAAAAAATCCTTTCTATCCTGCTTATGGAGCACAAAAGGAACTTCGTTTTCATAACGCAGATAACGAATATAAAACAAAATTAAATCAAAAAGGAGAAATAGAGATTTATCATCCTCTTCAAGAAATTCCTACTGGGTATTCAGCAGGATGGTGGAATATTCACGATAAATTATCTGGAATGATACAAGAAGAGATTGGTTTAAGATTTGATGTAGTTAATCTTCAAGTTGCTACGGGAACTGGAACAATAACAAATGAAGCACAAGCAACCGCCGCCGCAATTGCTTCTGGTGCTGGTTTAGTTGGTTTAGGAGGATTAACCGGAGCAGCGGCGACTACAATTGCTGGTGGAGATTATGGAACCGTCGCCTTAGGAATTGCTGGTGGAACTTTATTTTCAGTTTTAGGATATTTATCTTATCAAGCTCAGGTTGGTTGTAATTTATCAAATCAAGGATTTTTAAATCAATTTTCAAATGTTAATTCAAATATGAGTAATGCTAATCTATTATTAACAAGTAATTTATATTCTATATCAAGAGCACAGGGATTTATAAATTGTAATATATTATCACAACAATATATAAATGATTTGAAAATATCATCATTAAATCTTAATAATGGAAATATAACTCAATTGAATAATATTAATGGTAATACAGGAATATTTGCTACTATTTCAACAACTAATAACACAAATGAAGCAATACCTTCAAAGAATAATTTTGGAGGATTAGGAGATAAGATAATAATAAAAACAGGTTCTTCATTATTATATCCATATTCTATTGGAATTGAAAATAAAGCTTTATGGATATCAGGAGATGATAATATAAATTTTTATAATAGAGGAAATAAATCATTATCATTAACTTCAAATAAAGATACAGAAATTTATGGAGAATTATTATGTAATTCAAATATAAAATTAAATCAAATAAATATCTCAAATATATTTGTAGCATCAAATGTTTTAAATACTACATCAAACTCTTTATATAATTTCACAATAAATTCTTCTAATATAAATTCAAATCTTACTTATACTTCTTCTAATATTCTTTCAAATAATATATATAATTCATCAAATATCAATTCAAATTTCACTTATAATTCGTCAAATATAAATTCAAATACATCATATAATTTTTATAATATTAATTCAAATTATACATATAATTCTTCTAATATTCTTTCAAATAATATATATAATTCATCAAATATAAATTCAAATTTCACTTATACTAGTGTTAATAGTCCTAATGTTTCTAAGAAATATGGATTTCAAGCAACTTGTTCTACATCAATAGTAATGCCTGATGCTTTAACTTATTATAAATATGATATTGATTTAAGAAATTATACGAGAACTAAAACAGTTGCTAATCCAAATACTCCATATAGAATTTTTAAAATTCATATATTTTTAGCATCAGCATATTTTGAATATTTTTCAAGTGTTCCAGATGTATTATCATATGAGATTTATATGAGTAATGAAAGTCAAAATGGAGGTGGAGGAGGTTATGCTGGTATTAATATTTGTGCTCTGGGAAGTCCTCAAAATTATAATTTAAATTCAATTCTTCCAAATGTCTTATCACTTTTAAGAACAGGTGATTTCAATTATTTATCTGTTATTTGTAGATATTCTGGTGCTTTATTTAATATCATTATAGAAGACTTGATTAATTGAGACACTAAATTAATATGCTTTTTTGTTTGTTTATGTTTTCTTAAACATCGTTTTAATATTTTACAACCACATTCACAAGTTATTTTTTCATTTATAATATCTTTATTTTTATCATAATATTCTTTTGTTTTTTTATTTATAATATTTTTATTTTTTTCATGATATTCTTTATTTATTTGATTTATTTTATCTTTATTTGTTTCATAAAATATTTTCTTTTGTTTTGCTATAAATTCTTTTTTATTTTCACGATAATTACTTTTATATTTTTTTATATCTTCTATATTATCTTTATAATATTCATTTTGAGTTCTTGAAGGAATACGAGCATTTAAACTTGCTTTTAATTCTTCAATCCAATATCTCTCTCTCTTTTTAGCATCATAACTATCAATAGCATTATATTTCTCTATTTCTATCATATCCCAATTTTCCCAATCACCATTAGCACGAATAAACTGATAAACTTTCAAATTATAATCGTATTTCTTATTAATATTATAATAATTTGATTTATGACAATATTTTCTCTTTTTAAAATCTGTTGTATGACCTACATATATATCAGCAATATTTAAATCTTTACAACATATTTTATATATAATAGTTTTACTATAATCTATATTTGTTCTCGGCATAAAGTCTTATAATTATATTTTAATCAATTTTTTTTTAAATAATAATATATAGAAAATGGAATTTAAAAATGACACATCAACACAATCAATAACATCATTATCTTTAATAACAGGTTCTTATAATGGTGTTGCTACAAAAGCTGATGTTAATTTAAAACAAGATTTATTAACCGCATCTACGAATTTATTAGGAGTTGGTTCAAGTATCTCAGCATTAGATTATAATAAAATAACTCTTAATAAACCTACTAATTTTCAAAGTGATTGGAATTCAACAATTATTAATAAACCAACTAATTTTCAAAGTGATTGGAATTCAACAATTATAAATAAACCAACTAATTTTCAAAGTGATTGGAATTCTACGATTATAAATAAACCAGTAATATATACTCAAACCGAAGTGAATAATATATCTAATTTATGTGCTAATTTCACAATTAGTTCATCAAATATTAATAGTAATTATACTTATGTTTCTTCAAATATCTTAAATACTAAGATAAATACTAAACAAGATATTCTCACTTATTATCCGATAGATCCAACAATATATTATAATAAAACTCAAACTGATAGTCTTTTAAATGCGAAAGAACAAATATTAACTTTTAATACTCCTCTTTCAAGAAGTGTTAATGCGATTTCAATTGACCTTTCAACTTATTATAATAAAACTCAAACTGATAGTCTTTTAAATGCGAAAGAACAAATATTAACTTTTTCAGCACCATTAACAAGAACGACGAATACGATAGGAATTAATCTAAATTCTTATGTTCCTTTCACAGCATTAAGTGCTTCAAATTACATAACAAATACGAATAATACTTTAATATATTATCCATCTTATACTACTCTCAATTCCTGTAATTATATCACTAACAGCACATCAGGTTTAGTTAATTATTATACAAAAACAAATACTGATACACTTTTAAATGCGAAAGAAGCAATTTTAACTTTTAATGCTCCTCTCTCACGAAGTGTCAATGCGGTTTCAATAGACCTCACAAATTATTATAATAAAACTGAAATTAATAATATCTCTAATTTTAATTCAAATTATACCACTCAATCCTCTAATATTTTAAATAATAAAATAAATTTATATTTAACATCCAATGGTGGAAGTTTAACAGGAGATTTAAATACTAATTCTAAATTCTTATTTACTAATAATTTAAATGTAGGAGTTCCAACTGTTTCTACGACTGGAATTGGTGATAAATTAATATTCACAAATGGAGGAACAAATTTCTATCCAAATAGTATAGGAACTGAAACAGGTTCTTTATGGATATCTTCTTGTAATAATCTTAAATTTTATAATAATGGGATTAATTCAATGACAATACAGGGAAACGGTGCGGTTGGTATAGGAACTATTGCTAATTTTAATAATGCTTCATTTAAATTAGATGTTAGAGGAGACGCAATTGCGAGCAGTTTTACAACAATTGATAATAATAAAAATTGGTTATCATATATAACTACAAGCACTTCTGGTTTTACTACTTTTCAAACCGCAGGAGTTTCTCTCGCATTTCAACCTGATTTAAATATTCAAACCCAAGGAGGAAATTTATTCTTAGGAAATAATAATCCAACTTCAAATGTTTTTATTAATTCTTCAAAAGTTGGAATTGGGACAGGTTCAATTCTTCCATCTTCTACTTGGAAATTAGACGTTAGAGGATTTGTTGGAACAAATGCTATATATATTGCTGAAAGTGCTAATTATGGAGGTAATCAATATCAATTAATGATAACACCACCTTCATCTACTTCATCAGCGGGAATTCAAACAATTCAACAAAACGTGGGATTTAGTCAAAAATTAACTCTTCAAGCATCAGGAGGAAATGTAGGAATAGGTGTTGTTTCTCCAAATAATATTTTTCAAGTAGGTTCTGGTGCGAGATTACGAATTGCTAATGATAATACTGATTATACTATAATTGGAGCAAATGATACTGATGGAACTAATAATACGAAAATAACTATTTATGGAAATAATAACACCACGAATGCTGGGAATATTGAATATAGAGCGACAGCAACCACAGGAGGACATAGTTTTATAACTACGAATTTTGAAAGAATGAAAATTTTTTATAATGGTAATGTTGCGATTGGAATATCAACAACATTAAATACTACTATAAAATTACAAGTAGAAGGTCAAACATTAATATCAGGTGGAACAAATGTAGGAACTCTTCAATTATCATATGGTGGTTCTGGTGCCTTATGTGGTTATGTTGCTTTCAATAATAGCACGAATGTAAGATGTGGTTATATTGGATGGAACAATGTTATTAATGGAACAACTAATTATTTATTTTTAGAAACTGAGAATGGATATGGAGGATATTGTTTGAATGGAAATTTAGTTGTAGGAAGTGATAATAATTATCCTCAAATTCAAATGGGTTCAACAAACGGTCATAACTTAGGAATTGCGACTGGTGCTGGGAGTTTTTCAACATCTGCGAGCGCTGGTGATATGGTTTTAAGAAGTATAAATAAACTTCATCTTCAATCAGGAACTGGTGCTTCTGGTTTAACTATTAATAGTGGAAATAATATTGGAATTAATACAGATGCTCCAAGAACTAAATTAGATGTAGTTGGAGCAAATCCTTCTATAACAATAAGGTCAAGTTCGGGAGAATGGGATAATTCAGTTTTATATTTCGGAACTGGT